TGGTAGTTGATACTGGTGCAGTTTCTACGGGCACTTTAAATTCTAAGTTTGTGTTCTCAACAAGAAGAGGATCAACAGAAACTACCAGCCTAATAATAACATCAGAAAGCACATCTACAGGTATTGGCACCGGCGGAGTTCAAATACCGCAAGGTGGGTTAAGCGTTAACGGTTCTATCTATGCTGGAAATATTTCTACAATTGGCACAATAAAAACATCAAGGGGAAATTTAACTCCAAACTTTGATATTAATAGCAGCGGTGGTGCGATAGATTCAGGAGATTCAACAGCCTATTTAAAAATACCACTAACAGGTAAATTAACCACAGGTGCACCTGCATTGACTCCATTTACATGGATAGAGGGCACTTGGGCAGCAACTACTAGTTCTCATGCTGTTATTGCTTGCGTAGAAGGTAATGCAATAAATGCACTAAGGGCTAGTGTTGATACACCTCCAATACAAACAGGTGATACATTGTTTATAGGTAATGTTGATCGAAATCAACAGGCAGGAAGCGGATTGTTCGTTACCGGAGAAAGTGTAGGAATGTTTGGTTACGATAACAATGCTGAACAAGATGCAACTACTTCAACTATGAGAATTGTTTCGTCAGCTGATGGAACTGGTCGATGGAATATTACTGGCGGCCACGGGGGAGTTCGAATCGCAAGTACATTAACAGTCGCCACAGGCGGATTATCAGTAACTGGCGCAACAGGCTTTATAAGAACAAAGAACTACACCGATACTACTGCTAGAGATGCGGCTATTACTGCTCCTACAGCAGGTATGATTGTACTAGCAGGAACTACATTTTTTGGTTACACTGGTAGTGCCTGGGTTGCACTTAATTAAGTTAGGAAATTCGAATAAGAAAAACCCCGGAGTCTCCGGGGTTTTTCATTACTTACTCTATTATTGTTTGGGCTATGCCCTAATATTATTATTGTATTACTTCTTAGTGGCCTTGCTAACTTGATTAACGCCTTGATTAACAAAGCCGTACATCTTTTCAGCAGTTTCAAGGATCTTTTCTAGACCTGGAAACTCTGGCATGTTTACTTTGTTAACAATTTGTCCAGTTTTTTCATCACGCTCGGCGCTGACTTCCCAGCCCATGTACTTAGCATGATATTCTTGACCTACTAGGTCTTTGGCCATTGCTAGAATGTCAGTACGGATTTCGTAGCCGTTCTTGTTAAATTTAACTTCTGGTAGCTTTGGTGTTTCAAAATTTGACATATTATTCTCCTTGTGTGTTAATGTCTATGTGTAAACAGCATTTTTGCTGTCTATGTATTTAGTATACTGGTATGCGTACTATTTGTAAAGCGATATGAAATTATTTCTTAAATTTTTTTATTCGTTTCTTAATAATATCAATAACTGCGTCACTGAGCACTACTTCATAGTGATTGTACTCCACTTCTACTAATTCCATGTCATCGTGATGTTGTTGACTTTTGATAGTTACTACTCCGTCATTGGGCTCATGCATAAATGCACTTTGACCCTTTACTGTCACAATGTTAGTCCAAGGATGCTGTATTTTAATCTTATCTGCCTGCCGCATGGCCCAACTGCTGGGACCAATATCGCGCATTAAACGACTAAATGGTAAGAAGTATTGTACATAGTCTGCTACTTCAGCACCACCATAAGGTGTGCTAATGGTAACTGCTCCGGATACATTGTTGGGCAAGGTGTTGGCAATATGTAGAGCGTACACACCGCCCAGGCTATGTGCCACAAATGCTAGATCTTTGACATCTTTTAACTGTGCCAACATGTCATTGAGATTATTCTCAAAACCGTTGCGACTGTCATAGTTGACGTCTATGCCAGAACCAATTTTACTTCTGATGTAGTTAAAGCTCTCGCTGGTGGCATTGGCACCGTGAATGTACACTAAGTTCATGCCAATATTTATTAGCTGTTAAATCCAACCTTGAAACTCGGAGTCAACTAACGGATGCACTTCCCACCCTTGTTGCTTCCAACGTAGTAGCATTATTAGTGTGTCTAATAAATTCATAGTAATTCCTGACTTATGTAAGATAATACCAGTGCGCCTATGGCAACTAACTGAACAACAAATAGTTCCATAATTAGCTGGCCATCATTGTTTGAGCTTCTTTGTGCAGGCCTGCACGAGCCATAGCGGCAGCGGCGCGAGCTTTGCCAATACTTAGGCCAATTTCGTATAATGTGTTTAAAAAGTTTTTCATAGATATCCTTCCTTTTGAGAATTAAATTGTCGGATGTAGTTTTCCAACTGTGCGGCATCGGTAATGCCTTTGGTGCTTAGATAAGCGTCTAAGTGGCTTTGGTAACTGCTACCTGGAAACATTTCTGATAGACGTTCCATGATAGCGATCATTTTTTCTGATATGTATTTCATTGTGTTTTTCCTGTGTGTTAAACTGTAGTTACTCATGGTTTCTACTGAGTATTTAGTTATTTCGTCTTGCACCGCAACATTTTATCTTTTCCAAAAACTATGTTACACTAATCAAAATACTAAATATTTCAAAGGAAACTATCTTGAAAAGAGCTACTAGAAGTCTATTAGAAGAATTAAATGCAGTTTCGATAAAAAAGGACAGCGAAGCGGTCGTCGAAAGCCGTGCTACCCATGTTATCAATAGTGCTATTAATCTATTAGCAATTATTAAGGAAAATTTCCCTCCAGATCAGGCCTATGAATTGGAGAGACGTCTTATTAACAGTATCAAGGGCGGTGATCCTACTAAATTTACTCGTGGCATACGCAAACTACGAGACAGCAAGGATACTGCTAAGAGTCTAAAAATCATAGAAGGTGATGTCAAAGACGACGATTAATTGGCCATTAGATAAGTTTTTTTCCAAAGAGACTAAATAAATTCATACAAGTTCCATAGGGGAACTTAAAACAAGATTAAGGAGACCATTAAAATGGCAACATTAACAAAAAAGAATGAAACAGTTGTAGCACCTTTTTACAAGAACGGCGTTACTCTACAGTTTTTCCAAATTGATTTCGGTGCAGACGTATCTGCTAAACTAGATACAGATTACACTAACTATCCAAACGCACCACGTAGCCCAGTTGCAGTTGCTCTAGAAGCAATCGCACAAGTTGCAAGTATCGAGATCATCGGTACAGTTGACGCTACTGGCGGAACTGGTGAAGGCCTACGTATTGCTGTTGCAGCAATTGGTGGTGCATACGGTACTGACACTTATGACGGCACAAACAGCGAAACATTCGCTGCTCACCTAGAAGACCTAGTACAGGCTGCTGGTACACACCAAGCTGTTAACCTGGCTTCTGCTACTGTAGTTGCTTACGCACTATAATCTAAGCAATTAGAAAAAAGTTAAAGGACGTTTTTTAGCGTCCTTTTTCTTTGGCATAAATATCTTTAATTAAATAGGTACTTTATGCAAGTAATAGAAATTAAAACTCTCGTCGATATCACCGACACAAAAGTAAATCGTCCTAAAGCAGGATTAGTTTTAGAACACGATCAATTTAGAAATTTTACTACATTAAAACAATGTGTTGAAATGCGTTCTAATATCATTTATGATACTCCTCCAACCATGGAAGTAGTAGATGTTAAAGATATGGGATTTGGAACCAAATACAAAGGTAAACAGCAAGTCTGGACATTTAAGTTTACACCAGAGCGAAGCGGTACCTATGTTCTAGGAAACAATGAAGTAGGATCTCTAATCGACGACATTGACCAAGTTCCTGTCATCCAAAAATTAACAGAAACAATAAATATGGATAAGGCAATATTCGAACTTAAAGATGTTGCTACCACAAACACAATCATCAAGGCACTCCAAGGCACCATTTAAGGCACCGGTATTTTAGTATTAAAATTTTTAAAGGGAGAGCCTAAATGGCCACTACAGTAGAACGACTTGGCATAGTTGAGACCAAAGTCGAGAATTTGAACGAAAAACTCGACAACCTTAAGACAGACGTTAAAGAAATGCACGATTGTCTAGATCAAACTAGAGATAGCCTAATGGGTAAGTTAGACGAAATGTATTCGGCATCTTGCACACAACATGCCGAGCTTGCAACTAAAATTTCAGACTTAGAAAAATGGAAGCAAAAATGGTTGTACATGATTGCCGGTGGCGCAGTAGTAGTAAGCTGGGCATTAGCTCATACTGATACTATTTTAAAAATTATAAAATAATGCGTATTCTTGATTTAATCCGTGAACAGCAAACAATAGGGACCACCGGCTCGACGTCCTCGCCTACTAATCAACCCGTGGGCACAGTTTCTCAAACTCCGTCTAGTACTAAACCAGCTGATCCTAACAGCCCGGATGCAAATAAAACTACAACTCAAAATCAAGTTGCCGGCGACAACAATCCTAATTTACAAAAATTAGCCGCAACGTTAAAACAAAATCAAATCATCGATAATGAAAAAGAAATTAATGATTTTATCGGTGCATATCAAGCAAGTACCACAGGGAAGACTTTGAATCCCCAACAACAAAGCTCAATGGCAGGTCTAGCAAGTGCTTTGTTAAAAAATAAAAATCTAAGTACAAATCTAGATCTACAACTAAAAGCAATGTCAGTTCAAAAGCCGGGAACAACACCTCCTGTGCAAACTGCCCCTGGAGGCATCTAATGAAGATTGCCCATTTACTATCGGGATTTGGCCTTGCTATCACCAACGAAGAACGTGCTTTCATAGACAAGCACAGTGATCGAGTTTCTATTCTAAGCCTTGACGAACATGATCAATGGCTGGCCCAAAACCTTGTACGCAAGGGTGTTTACACAATAAGTAAAGACAGTCGTACAATAATTAAGAAACTAGATGAAACTAACAACAGCTGAAATCTATTCCAAGATACAAGAACTAAACCGTGACGTTAAAGAAGAATTAAAGCGTCAGGGTGTGGTAATTCCTTTGAGGAAAAAAAACGGGTCTATCCAAATTGGTAGTTACTTTATTAAGAAAGGCAATGACGGATTTTATTCTGTTTTGGATTTTAAAAATGAAGCAATCATTGGTAGGATAAATCTACCACAAACAGCCGCAGTTCTTGCTAATAAGCTGGCACTGGGCAGATTGATAGATGATGCTATCCTGCAAGCTGACATTCGATATGGTCATGCGTTATTTGAAGAACTGTTGCATAGACGTCTAGCTGAGAATAGTTTAAAATCTAGTAATTACGATAAAGCTGAAGTTATGTACACTAAACTGGCTATTTCTAAACATAGGAAAGAACAGTTTAAAAGGGAAATCGACAAAGGCTTTGAGAAACTGGTACGGTTTAGATAAATAAATTTAATCAATTCTTTTGGAACTAATATGAAGACAACAGACTTTTCGGCTAAAATTACTAGCTCTAAACTCAAAGAAAACATGAACAAGATGTTTGGGTTAAATGTCACTCTTGAAAAGTATTCAAGAGAACAACTCGAGGACATGCGAAATAAACTTCGCACACGTATGTTCCAACAAGAGGGTCGTGCAGGTATTAACGATTTGCTAACCAACGAAACATATCAAAAAGACAAGGCGATGATGGCCTTGCTAAACACAAGGATCAAAGAAATGCTAGGTGAAGACATTAAAAAATTAAAAGACAAAATGGTGGAACTAAGTGAAGCCAAGAAAGGTGTTAGAGCACCAAAGCACAAAATTCACGCACAAGGCACAGCCGCTCAAGATTATGACGGCGACGGTAAAGTTGAAAAACCAAAGGCCGAAGTCTGGGGCTCACGTGCTAAAGCCGCAGCCAAAGCAGGCAAGCCATTTGAAGAAAGTGCAAAGCCAGACTACGCCGATATCGACGATGATGGCAATAAGAAAGAAAAAATGAAGGATGCCGCAAAAGACAAAAAAGCAGGTCCTAAGAAAGGTGTAAATCCTTTTGCTAAGAAAGATGCAAAAGTTAAAGAAGGTTTCCCAACTGTTGATTCTGCTAAAAAAGCACACGCTGAAAAAGGCACATCCGGCATGAAAGTTGGTGACAAGCAAAAGTCTTCAACAGGTGGCGAGATCACTAAGACTGCTACAGGACTAAAGCATACAGCTGGTAAGAACTATGGTGGTGAAGATGCTCCTAAGACTCCTGACAGCGATAAGAAAGCTAAGAAGTCTATGAAAGAAAGCCAATTTAAACACAATGTACGTTTTGTAAATGAGAGTTTACAATTCTTGTTGGCAGAAGACGAAGAAGGTAAGGCCAAGGCTATTACCGCTGCCGGCGACATGGTCAATGATTACACATCATGGATGCAACGTGTTGGCCAGTATCAGACCAAGACAATGATTGAATTAGCAGATGCTATCAAAGCGGACTTCGGAGCAGCAGAAGCAGAAGCTTTCAAACAAGCAGTTGGACCAGCTCTAAGTGCTACATTAGAAGTACTAACACAACAACGTGAAGCAGTAAGCAACGCTGTTGCTACACTAGCAGGCGAGGCAGCTCCAGAAGCTCCAATGGGCATGGAGCCAGCTATGCCTCCAGAGCCAGGCATGGACATGGCAGCTCCTGATGAAATGAATCCAGCTGGTGGTGATGAGTTCGGTGCAGCCGATGCAGCCGCAGGCGGCGCTGAAGTTTCAGGCCGTGAGATGCGTGAAAGCCGTCAACAACGTATTGCTCGTAAGTTGGCTGAGTCACACAGCATTATGGCAAAATTAGCTCGATGAGATTATTTGAAGTAGACCTTGGAAGTGCTAGAGATGTTCTAGCAGTTCTCCAAGGACAAGCAAACAGAGCAGGGCAAAGTTCAACTTTGCCTTTTGCTGTTGTGATGAAATTAATTAAACCATTTGGGTTGGGCATTAGCACACCAGATGGATTAATTGCTCTTAAAAATGCTGTTGATCCAGCCGGTGATGTTATCGACGATGTTTTGGATAATGGAGCAATCGTTCTTAAAACAAATCAACCAAATCCAAATAAAGACCAGGCACAACAAACTGGTGGCTCTCCTGCTATCGATGCAATGGCATCCAGTAATGCCAAACAATTAAAGCCAAATATTTGACATTTTAGTAAAATGGTGTTATAATTAACACTATGCAAATTTACACTCCACCTCCGTTCGTTGAACGATTCCAATACAAAAACTGCGTACAAGTAAACGATCCAGTTACTCGCAAACGTGTTTATCAAACTCCAGACGGAGAAAGTCTTCCTAGTGTTACAACTATCCTTGGTGCTACCAAGGATATGACTCATTTAAATGAGTGGAAGAAACGCATAGGCGAAGACAAAGCAAGACAAATTACTACAGAAGCCGCAGGCGTAGGTACAGCCATGCATGCCAACTTAGAACGTTTCCTAATTGGTGAACAGCGACAGCCGGGTAACAATCCTGTTCACGTTCAAGCTAACAAAATGGCCGATATCATTATCGAAAACGGACTTAGCAAAATGGACGAGGTATGGGCCATGGAACAAAGTCTTTACTTTCCAGGATTGTACAGTGGTACAACTGACCTAGTAGGTGTATTCGAAGGTGTGCCAGCAGTCTGTGATCACAAGCAGACTAACAAGCCTAAGAAAGCAGAGTGGGTAGAGGATTACTACTTACAGTTAATGGCTTACATCTTAGCACATAATGAAGTCTACGGCACAGACATGCGCCGAGGGGTTATCTTTATGTGTAGCAGAGACTTTCAATATCAACAGTTTGATCTAAAACCTGAAGATTTTAACAAATATCAGGACATGTGGTTGGCTAAAGTAGAAGAATACTACACAACGAGTATGCATGGCCTAAAGCAAATGCTCACTCAGTAAGATAAATATCCCATAACAGGGATATTTTTATGGCCGTCATCGAGATTGCAAAAATTCAGGTCCGCAGAGGACAAGAAAATCAAACAGGAATTCCAACGCTAGCGGGCGGCGAGTTTGCTTGGGCCGCGGATACTGAACATCTTTACATCGGTCTACGCCGAGAAGATGGCGGTTCTAGGGACGAAAACGTCAGAATTTTAACAGAAAACGACCTTTTTTCTGCTGTAGGAAATACTGCTACTACTTACACCTATCGAGAAGGTTCTTACTTAACTTCTGTAACAGGAGACGACTTATCTGAAGAAGTTGTCCGCACAGTCAGTGAAGTATTAGACGAGGCTTATGTAAGTGTAAACCATTTTAAAGAGACTGGTGAAGACGGTGATGTAACGCTGAGACGAGCAATTACTCGACTGTTTGCCAATGACCAGATTCCTGCGTTAACTGGCGCAGAAAGAAGATTAATTATTCCTGCAGGAACTTACAATATTGCAGATACTGTATTCCTTCCATCGAATACAATACTAGTAGGCGAAGGTCCGGACAAAACTATTCTAAATGTTTTAACTACATCTAAAGCATTTGTTACTGTTGCATCCGGTGGTGCAACGTTTGATGATATCAATGCGTTCTCTGGATTACCTGTAGGTGAAGTACATCCTAGCAACATCCACATCGAAGGTATGACCATACAATACAGTACGGCAACTTTAACTCAATTCTCTGATATTCTGTTAAGTATCGACATGGCTGAAGATGTTACTGTAAAAAATGTAAAGTTCAAAGGCCATAGGGTATCTCCAGACACATCTACTAATCATTACTATTCAGGTGTTGATATCAGGGGTTGGGGTGAAATTACTTCTAGAAATATCTTAATTGAAAACTGTGAATTTGACGGCCTACGTTATGCAGTTATGTCTGCACACGATATTGAAAAAGTTAACGTTGAAAATTCTTATCTACACAATTTATTAAAAGGTGTTAATTTTAATTTCTTAGAAAGTACAGGTAAGCATCCAGATGCTACTACTGGTCCGAGATATTGCAAGATACTCAACAACAAATTTGATGTCATAGACGAACAAGGTATCTATGTAGGTAACTGGAGTACCAGTACAAGCCAGACTGGAACGTTCCACCTTAGCATGAACAACATCTTTGAAGATGTAGGATCATATAGTACGTTGTACTACAACACGCTTACCAACACTGGAGAAGGTGGAACTGGAACAGCAATTATCTCCTTCAACGATACGTTGAACAACTCTACTGTCAATGATTTGTTTTCGAGATTTGAATTCCAGCAACGATCTATTTCTACATCAACAACGTACACACATAGTCCGTTAGTCGAAGGAAGAACAGTTATTGATGCACCTTATGTTTCTATTGCAACTCTAGCCTACGATCAAACCGAGTCATCTATTTTAAGAGTACCTATTACAGGATTTACACAAAACATTTCTTTAAGATATTCTATCTTCAAAACTGAAAATGGATTCGTAACCACATATCTATCAACTGCATCTTACACTGCAACCAGCGAAGTATTTTACAATGGTAACAAATACATTGTTAACACTGTAACCAACGAAACATCATCTACTGAAATTACTTCGATAACAGGTATTCCTCCTAGTGACTCAGTGTATTGGACTTTTAACTCTGCAGGAGCAATTGATAGATTAGGACAGGTAGAAATTTATGTTCCTCCTGGAAACTCTCGCGCAGATGTTTCATCCAGCCTCTTAGTTTATGATAACTACAATTACAGCGGCAACGAAACATTCAATAATTCCATTGGATGGACTGTTCAAGCTGTCGACGGTTATCGTTATTATGATGTTGTTGTTACTAAAGACTCATCGACTAACACTAGCGATAGTGTCGTTATGGAATTCACCGCTAAAGTTATAACTTAAAAAATATGTTTAACCTGTCTGTAGATGAAAGATTAACAGAGTGGGCAAATCATAGAAGGCACCTAGACAGTATAGACAATCCCTTACAAGAAGTTTGGGATTTCTGGCACCAGGCTCCCTTCATCCCACATAACCGAAACATAGATCAATACTACCAACAAAGTTGGCCTAGTCCCTGGGAAATCATTGCAGAAAACAAATATGATGATTTTACCAAAGCACTAATGATTGGCTGGACTTTGAAATTGACAAAAAAATATCAGAATAGCAAGATAGAATTGCGAACATTAGTAGACAACGCTCGTTCTAGAGAGTATAATTTAATCTACGTAGATGAGAAATGGGTCATTAACTACAGCGATAACGGGCCAGTTGAAGTTCCAGAAATAACTAGTTCGTTTAGGCTTGAAAATTTGGTTGAAGTTGCTCTTCCTCGGTAAATATCAACCTAGCACAAGAATAATAAGAGGTTACTTGAATGATTACAGTAGTAAAGCGTAATGGGAATCGTGTCCCCTTAGACATCGGAAAGATACAGAGACAGGTTGCTTATTCGTGCAGAGGCATCGATGGCGTTAGTCCATCTATGATCGAAATTAAAGCACAGATAGAATTGCATGACGGCATGAGTACAAAAACCATAGACGAGTTATTACTTAAAGCAATGGTTGATTTGATCGACGAAACAGAAAATCCTGAAATTAATAATGTCAATTATCAAACAGTGGCAGGCAGACAAAAAGTCAGTATGTTACGCAAAGAAGTGTACGGAGAATACGAACCTCCCGCTCTTTATGAAATTGTAAAAAAGAATGTATCATCCGGAATGTACACTAGTGAGTTATTAGACTGGTACACAAGAGAAGAATGGGATATCATTGATCTATTCATAGATCATAGTAAAGATGAAAATTACACCTATGCAGCCATTGCACAGTTAGCTGAAAAATATCTAGTGCAAAATCGTGCTACTGGTCAAATCTACGAAACTCCTCAGGTACGTTATGCAATCGCAGCCGCAACTGCGTTCCATAATGAGCCAAAGGATAAAAGGTTAAAATTAGTTAAGGAATATTATGAATGTGCGTCCGATGGTCATTTTACTCTTGCTACTCCTGTACTTGCTGGCCTTGGCACTACAACTAAACAGTTTAGTTCTTGTGTTCTTATTAGCAGTGATGATACCCTTGATTCCATATTTGCCGCAGGCGAAATGATGGCCAAATATGCGTCAAAGCGAGCCGGTATTGGCCTAGAAATAGGCAGAATCCGCCCCTTAGGCGCCCCAATTCGCAACGGTGAAATTAAACACACGGGTATGATACCATTCTTGAAGAAATGGTTTGCCGATCTAAGATCATGCAGTCAAGGTGGCATACGCAATGCCAGTTGTACAGTTACATTCCCTGTTTGGCATTATCAATTTGAGGATCTTATTGTACTAAAGAACAATCAAGGTACAGAAGAAAATCGTGTGCGTCAAATGGATTACTCAGTAGTAGTTAATGCTATGTTCTGGAAACGTTACAAGCATGGAGAAACAATGAGCTTGTTTGATCCTGCAGAAGTTCCTGACCTCTACGAAGCATACTACAGAGACAGCAAAGAGTTTGAAAGGTTGTACCTTCAGTATGAGCAAGACAAGACAAAGAAAAAGAAAGTTGTATCGGCGGATGAGATATTTAAAAATGGAATACTTAAAGAGCGCACTGATACTGGGCGCATATATCTTGTCAACATTGACAACGTCATCAATCAAGGTCCGTTTGATACAACAGTTGATCCCATATATCAATCAAACCTATGCCAAGAGATACTTTTACCCACCCGTCCTTTCCAGAGAATTGAAGATCCAGAGGGACGAATTGCTCTTTGCACTCTTGGGTCAATCAACTGGGGTGCGTTCCGCAACCCACAAGAGATGAGAAAAGCCTGTCGTGTGTTAGTTCGCAGTCTAAGTAATCTATTACAATACCAAGACTTTTTATCGGTACAAAGTAAACTTGCCAATCAAGACTTTGAACCTTTAGGTGTTGGTATTACTAACTTAGCCTACTGGCATGCCAAGCGTAGTTTCAAATACGGAGATACTGATGCACTTGCTGAAGTTAAACGTTGGATGGAACATCAAGCATATTACCTTACTGAAGCCAGTGTCGAGCTTGCCCAAGAACGCGGGCCATGCGGACGTAGTCAGTACACCTACTACGGTAAGGGAATATTTCCTTGGGAACGTCGAAACAAGGGAGTAGACGAATTAACTAGTTTTGAACCTAGCATGGATTGGGAACCGTTACGTGCTCGTATGAAACAATACGGCATTCGCAATGCTACATTAATGGCCGTAGCACCAGTTGAGTCTAGTAGTGTTGTATTAAACAGTACCAATGGAATTGAAATGCCTATGGAATTGATTAGTGTCAAGGAATCAAAGGCAGGAAGTTTTGTACAGGTAGTGCCTGAATACAAACGTCTAAAGAACCGTTATCAACTAATGTGGGACCAAACTGATTGTGTTGAATATTTGAAGACCAGTGCTGTGCTAGCCGCATACATTGATCAAAGTTTAAGTACTAACACATTCTACAATCCTGCCCATTTTAAAGACAGTAAAGTTCCCGGTACACTGGTTGCAAAAAATCTAATGTTAGCATATCGCTGGGGAATCAAAACAATTTATTACAGCTTGATTAATAAAGTTGGTGCCAAGGCAGATGTTACCGGAACAATAACTCCGATAGTCAATCAAACACCAATTACGATCTATGAAGATGACGACTGCGAAGCCTGCAAATTATAAACACACAAAGAGAACACTAAATGAGTAAAGACCAATACAACTTATCAAAACAAACAAATTATCTAAAACGTACAATGTTTTTGGACCCAGAAGGTCCTGTCACAGTGCAACGTTTTGAAGAAGTCAAGTATCCTAAGATTGCCAAGTACGAAGAACTAGCACGTGGCTTCTTCTGGGTACCTGAAGAGATCAGTCTCACCAAAGACAAGATGGATCACAAAGATGCCAGCGATGCAGTTAAGCATATCTTTACCAGCAATCTTCTAAGACAAACTGCACTGGACAGTATTCAAGGTCGAGCACCTAATCAGGTGTTTCAACCTGTTATTAGTATTCCTGAATTAGAAGCCTTAGTAAGTAACTGGAGTTTCTTTGAAACTAATATTCACAGCAAAAGTTATTCACATATCATAAGGAATGTGTATGGAGTACCAAAAGAAGAATTTAACAAGATTCATAACACGGCTGAAATTGTTGGTATGGCAGCTAACATTGGTCGTTACTATGAGGATCTTCATCACCTTAACTGCCGTAAAGAGATGGGTGAAGAAATTGAACTCTATGCTCACAAGCGAGCCATATGGATGGCTTTACATGCCTCCTACGCCCTCGAGGCCCTACGCTTTATGGTTTCCTTTGCAACCTCATTGGCCATGGTAGAGAATAAGATCTACATTGGCAATGGAAACATCATCAGCTTAATTTTACAAGACGAGTTGTTACACACAGAGTGGACTGCTTGGTTGATTAATCAGGCGCCAAAAGATGATACAGATTTTATCAAAATCGAAGAAGAATGTGCAGAAGAAGTGTATGCTATGTATGTAGATGTTATTCGTGAAGAAAAAGAGTGGGCTGATTATCTTTTTAAGAAAGGTCCAGTGATTGGTCTTAACGCAACAATTCTAAAAGATTTTGTAGACTACACAGCCTTTAACAGATTAAAAGACATTGGAATTAAGTATGCCGAGGAACATCCAAGGTCAAGTCCTATTCCTTGGTTCAACAAGCACGTTAACATCAATAAGAAACAGTCAGCGTTACAAGAAACAGAATCTACAAATTATGTTATTGGCGTTATGAGCGATTCCGTTGACTACGAAGAGTTACCAGATTTATAAGGAAAACAAAAATGAAAGCAGTTGTATGGTCTAAGTACCATTGCCCTTATTGCGATCAAGCAAAGGCATTGTTAAAACAAAAAGGTATTCAATTTGAAGAAAAGAAAATTGGAGACGGATATACTCGAGAAGAATTACTAGAAGCTGTTCCTACCGCACGTACAGTTCCTCAGATATTTCTAGACGATCAGCTTATTGGTGGCTTTACTGAACTAAAGGCGCATCTAAATGGATGAGCATAACGATATCGGTGCATTAAGCACAGAACAAATTGACACTATCAAAGCAGAAGATCTAGATCTGTTAACAGATACGCTCACTATCGACACAAGTAACATGGGAGCTACAGGTAGCGGTTATTTTTTCAATACCACTGCCGGCCTTAATGGCACCAGTGGTTCCTATCTAACCAGCACTGGGGCCAGTGGAACTGTATGGACTACTAACAATACAAGTCCGTGGAGCATAGGAAATGTTAACTACAGTCCAAATCCAAATCCAAGTCCGGGGTTAAAAGTCAACGGTGATGCAGAGTTTGAAGGCAAGGTTATGATCAACGGCCGTAATATCTCAGAGTTTATGGAGACTATTTCAAAACGGCTGGCCATACTTCAACCAGACCCTGCTAAGTTAGAACACTTTGAAGCACTACAAAAAGCATATCAACACTACAAGACTTTAGAAGCCTTGTGTGAGATCCCAGAGAAAAAAGATGACGGATCCTAAAGATCAAAAGATAGCGTTATTGGAGCAACAGAATAAACAACTGTTAACAAAGCTCAACGAACTTAATCAACGACTGGCATTCCTAGAAAGAGAAAACAGTCGACGCAAACAAGACATAAACATTTTAGCACAAAGAAAAGGATAATCATGTTATTAGAAAAACCAATCGCTACTGGAGATGTAGTAAGTCTTAAATTATTAAACGGTGATGAAATCATTGCTCGATTTGAAGGTGAAACAGTCACTGAAATTAAATTAGACAGACCAAAAGCATTGACCATGAATGCACAAGGACTAGGAATGATTCCGTGGTTATTCTTAGGTGCTAAGAATGTAATCACGTTACAAAAAGCACACGTATTTTGTATGGTGCCTAGTCAAAAGGAAGCCGCTGATCAATACATGCAAGGCACCACCGGCATTGCAATGGCTTAAATAAAGCAAGGAGATAATTTATGCCATATGTACCAGGAGGAACCTCGCAAGGAAATAGCGGACGAGTTGAAGTTGCCGATGTTTACCATACCGAGAATGTTTTCATTAATTCTGTTCCCGTTGCATTATGGCTAGCCCCTGGCGCCACTGGAAGTCTGTCAATGGCAGAACGAACTGTGGTGTCGTTATCTCAAACACAATTAGAAGCAATCACTGCCTCACAGGCATTGGCCGCATCTGATCCTAATACTGCTGAAGTAGGTTTAAGCAATAAGGGAGAGGTACCGCAAGAAGGCCCGTTAACTCTTACACAATCTAATTCTGCAATCGCGGCAGGTTCAACTGAAGAGTCAACTACTTCTACATTTGCAGTCTCAACGTCATCGACTGGCCTATTTGTTGATGTTGCTAAGATTATCGATGCATCGCTAGCAGAAGCTAAAAGTGGTGGATGGAAAGAAACAGGATCCAATCCAAAGATTGTTAATTGTTACAAGACTGTTGGATTTAATGTCAGCGGAGACAGCACTCCTTGGTGTGCTGCCTACACAGGATATGTATTAAAATCTGCGGGCGCACCTGCGTTTAAAACATTGAGTAGTTTAGCTTATTCAAAATACGGAGAATCTATTCCGTTAAGTGACAAAGGAAAGTGGAGACTGAATGACATTGTTGTATTCAGTAGAGCAGGTGGTGGCCACGTTGGATTTTTTAGAGGATACAATCCTAGCACAGGGTCTGTTTTAATTGCAGGCGGAAATCAAAGTGATAATCTAACAGAAGTTGGGTTTAAATCCAGCGGTATGCCAATTGTTGCGGTGTGTCGTGGCTGGCCAATTCCCCTTGATTATGATAAACCAGTCACTTACAGTGGCGGCGGCGGTAGCGTAAAAGTGGTTTAATTTGGTAAAAATTTTGGTTGACTTTTTACCAAAATTCAATTATAATAATAACTTAGTAGGAAAAGTAGTATGAAGGGCACAGTAAAATGGTTTAATAATTCCAAAGGTTTTGGATTTATCGTTCCGGAAGATAGTAGCGAAGATGTGTTTGCACATTTTAGCCAAATTAAAATGGAAGGATACCGAACTTTAAAAACTAATCAAGCAGTAGAGTTTGATTTAGTTGATGGTGAAAAAGGTAAACAGGCTCAAAATATTCAACCCGTAACACAGAAAGAGTAATCATGTACACATATCAAGTTTGGATTCGGTTAAATTCTTATCAAACCGCTCACGTTCACGTAAATGCCAACGATGATATCCAAGCAAAGCTAATAGCTGAAAGTCAATATGGACACGGAAACGTCCTCAACTGGACACGAATCTCCTAAATCAAATTCTGCAAAAGGCAGGAATAGTTTTGATATCTCTGCCGATGGTACACTGGTAAATTTCTTCAATAGAAATGTAACACCATATGCTACAGAGTCCAGTGGACCAAAGTTTGATCTAGTTCCTGTTACCAAACAAAAAGATGTCATGCTCAATGTGGCTAGGCTTCATGCCCAGCAAGAGTATGATCGTATTATGGATTTGGTAACTGTCCTAGAAAAGCAGGCTCGCCAAATTAAACGTAGGTTAGAGATAACTGATGCAGTACATGGCGCAGAATATCAATTCCAAATTGCTCACGGTAATGTTTATTGGTTAATTTATGATGCTCGAAAAGAAATAACTCGATTAAGTATCATGGGACCAAATGATTGGTCTTCCGGTAAACCAGATGACTACCAATACATAGCATCGGTGAAATGGTTAGGAGATCATACCTGGCTTGAAGTTGACCAACACGGGAATCCGGTAGTCTAATAAATATTAGGCTTTCGCAGGGGCATGTTCGCGTAGCGAATAGCAGTTAGGTGAGATACCTATCAGGCTCGGCAGAGGCCCCACACGCCCTGGGAAGTCTGCCACTTTTGTTGACAAGTTAGTAAAAAGATAGTACAATTAACATATGACAATTCACAGCCTATTAAACTACATCGGACATAAAAGCAAAATTGTAGATACAATTTTTGCCAATCTGCCACCCGCTGTCACTGGAACATTCTATGATATGTTTGCCGGTAGTTGTGTAGTAGGATTAAATGCACCTTACAGTAAGGTTGTCTGTGTAGAAAGAAATCCGTTCCTATCAAAATTGTATGCAGATATTGGAAATCCTTTGCTGATAACAGAAATTAAAAGACTTATCAGCCAATACAATTTAACTGACAGTAGTGTTACTCCTAGAAAACAACTATTGCAAAATCCTAACATTGGCACATGCCAGTGGCATGGTGTTACTGTTCCTAACATGCACTTAGACCAATTAAACAAGGCTGGGTACATCCAATTGTTACAAGATTTCAATAAGAACTCTTTTACAGGAGTTACAACAAGTGCCGCATATCTAATTGCCACAGTCTATGGAAGAAATAGCAGTGTTGCCACTAACCTCCAAACATTACAATTAAGCGGTGCAGTTGGTCCATTAGATTTTAGTCCTACATGTTCTAAAAAATTAAAAGAACATGAGGTAATGATTGCACAAGGTAGACACAGTTTTATCAATTCTGATTACTCTGCTATTACTCCTACAGCTGATGACTTTTGTTATTTTGATCCTCCTTATCTAGCCAGTGGTTACACCTATGGTGGATGGACTTTACAGGATGAACAAAATTTGTTAAACTACATTGATAGTCTTCCTTGTGCGTGGGCATTGAGCAATACATTTATTAGTGGAACTAAATCAAATTCGTTGTTGCAACAGTGGGCCGCTAACAAACATGTTGTTTACATTAATAAGAACTATCGCAAGTGGGCAGGCGCAGGAGCTCAATCTGCTAAAAAATCTAACAAGACTAACGTAGAAGTATTGATATTGCCAAGACCGTTTGTTCAAGCAAGCGGAAGTATTGCAGAAGAATTATTTGAGTTTGTTTAAAATAAATACAGCTATGAACATCGCTCAAACATTAAAATTAACAGGGTGCCTATTAGGTGCATACATAGCATACAAATTAGGTTTAGAAATTTGGTGCATAGCCTATGGACTATTGTACTAAAAGTTAAGACTGTATGAAGTAGATTGAAAAGGATTCAAGACGCGGGGGCAGTGCCCGCCAGGTCCACCATAAAGAATATTGCACAGGTTTTTGCGGATGGCGCCATCCAACACAATTCAGTAGTATTCTTTATGATGGGCCTGACACAGGATCGATTGGGTCAAGAGTAATGAAATGGACAGTCCGGCAATGTAGAAGCCGTTAGGGTTGGGGTTACCCGGCCGAAGACACAAAAACCGTAAATGCAAACGACGAACAGTTCGCTTTAGCCGCCTAAACTCGGCTTAGGGTAGGAAATACCTCGTAACAGAAACCACCAGAACCCGCTTCGGCGGGTTTTCTTTTATCAAGATATTTAATGACCAGTACAGCATACAATAAATATCACCATAGGAGAATTAAAATCTCTTATTATTCAAAGGAAATTAAAATGAAGAAAATTTTTGCAATCTTGGCTTTGGCCCTATCTAGTACTGCGTTTGCCGCAGACTATGTCTCTGTAGATGTCGACGCTGTCAAAGGTGTTAACGGGGCAAAAGACAGCACAGCACAGTATGTTCGTGCAGGCAAAGGATTTGGTGCTTACCAATTGGGTCTACAAGCTCGTACTGCTACCGTTGACGGTGGCGGCATGTTAAACAGCTTAGAGACTACAGTTGCTAACAGCAAGATCAATGTTGCCGGTATCACACCATTTGTTGGTGTTGGTTACGACAATGGTTTCAACGGTGCTAAAGGCGCAGACTACACATACGGTCTAGTTGGTGCTACAGCAGGTCGTCCAGTTGGTTCAGGTTTTGCCCTAGCCGGTGTTAAGACCCGTGTTGGAACTACTGCCGCAGTCGAAACTAAACAAACAGTTGCTTTTGCTACTTACAGTATTCCAGTTGCCAAAGGTGTTGCACTTAACTTAAACGCAAGTAAGAGTTATCAAGACATCAAAGAAAATGCTTATGGTCTAGGCCTAGGCTTTAGTTTCTAATTTTAATTAGATGGTAAAAAAAACCCGCTTCGGCGGGTTTTCTTTTGGCTAATTTAGAATTTTACATAGACATTATCAAATTGTAATATTCTTGATATTTGCTTTGATTGAAATTGGCAATATCTTTTCTATGAGTTGTGAATAATCTATCCCAGGGAGTTGTCATTATATACTCCTTTTCCCAGCCCATCCAAAGAAACGATGGTGACATCCAATTCATAGGTCTTGCGTGATGTCTTACAGCTTGATTCATGTCATCGCCAAAATCTCTGGCTTCTTTTTCTGTCCATGTTTCGTTACGCCACCCTTGAATTCCTTCAAAACCGCCAACCCCTTCTTCAAACCAAAATCCATATTTTTCTGAATTTTTATCAAATTCAGAATGGATACTATATCGAGATGCTTCGTTATCTTTGCCAAATAATGCCAAGCCTTTGAAGTGAGCATTGTACAGGTTATTATCGATAAACCAATCTTTGGTAGATAACACATCCTCTTTGGTTTCTTTAGGAAGCCCTACGATAAAACTCAATGTTTGAGGAATTTCGCCTTTCCAAATATCATGAAATAATTTAGGAATGAATTCTCTAGCAGATTTTCCACTCCATGCTTTACCTACTAGATTACTGGCATACGGGTGTAGGCTTTCTATTCCGTGATAAGCACCCCATAATCCAGATTCTTTGAGCATGTGTGCAGTGTCTGGAAATCTATGTATTAGGTCAGCACGTAAGTATGAAACATAGTTAATTTTAAATGGCAATCTTTGAGTCATTTTTAAAAACTCGCCCATTTTCCACTCAGTATCGTTAAATGTGTCATCTAACATGTAATACATGGTGGTGCCGAAATTCTCATAATTTTGTCTTAATTCTTCTTCAAGATACTCCATGCCTCTAATGTAGTCTAGTTTACCTTTTCCTAAGTGTGGATATTGACAGAATCTACAGGCAAAGATACAACCTCTGCTTACATCTAAAGGTAAAGGCTCGTTAGGCAGTATTCCGTCTTGTTTGGTAAATCTAAAATCATCAGTCTCGATGTTGTAGGTAGTAGATCTAGGACTACTGTACACCATTCTTGGTCTATTCTCTCTGCTTTTCATAGAAGGGAATGTCAGTGTACCCAATGGGGCTTTTCCTTGTTTTTTAACATATTTCACATATTCCAAAAAGGCATCTTCATTTGAACCCGTGTAGGTCATAACAGTATCATCAAAAATTCCGTAATCTGGAATTCGATCACTCATGTAACCACCGGCAACTATCTTAATGTAAGGATACTCTTTTCTTATTCTTGTTAAAACCTTCCACATTTCGTAGGGAATTCTTCTAGTTTCATTGTTTGGCCATTTGTATCGCATGTTGGTTAAGAATGTAGTAGATACACCAATAACTGAAGTACTAGGAGTAATAAAATGGGTGACCATGTTGTACAGTTGTTCTTCACTGAATCGAGAAATAAAATCAACCACCTGGGCTTGATAGCCATGTTTTCTCAACCAATGTGCAATCTTGTAAGGACCGATTGTTCGATTAAAATTAATTTGGGTAGTAGGGTCGCTGTTTAAAAAAATCACATCCATGTTGAAAAATATCCTTTCTAATATTTATTGTTATTAAACCTTTGGTAAAAAAATCAGTTGCATGAAAAAACCTTTTGTGTTACAATAGTAACATTACATACACAGGAGGTTCTATGAACAACGCCGAATACACTCTTACACAATTGAAACTTTGGTGCATCAACCAATCTAAAGATGAACAGATTTGGTTTAATAAAGATACTACATATCAATGGAACAGGGGCAAGGATACTGCTACTGGATTGATTAACGGTGTAGTACGAAAGTTGGCAGGCATTAACCCTGCTGGCAAACAAATTTGGGTAGTAGCAGGCTCGCTCAAAATTGCACCCAACGGCCAGGTATTGCGATTTACTGGCATTCCTAGCAAAGTTCAAAAGACATTTGAGCCACACGCATCAAACACTGCCAATCCTATTAACTTCCCAACACTTGAAGTAGCATAATATGTCAATGCATCTGCACCACCCTAGCCTTAGTCTCAATGGCAAGAAGAAAGGCAAGGTTAAATTCCGTAATGCTGAAGAAGCTCGTAAGGCACGTGAGTTAGACGAGTCTTGGAAAGAACTTCAGAAGAAGTGGGAAGTAGAAGCAGAAGATAAAAAACGTAAGAGAGCAATGTCAGCCGAACCTCTTACCTACAAATTGACCACTCCTATCGGACGAACTAATACACACCACATTAGAAGTCTTGGCGCAGACAATGGTGTTGCTACTCTAGCACCTGCTAAAGTCTACACTGGGACTAAGATCAAAGGCATCGGAACTATGCATAAGAGTAATGCTGTTCCTATCTTCAGTGACGAAGAAGCTGTGGCCATCGCTAATATGCGCCGATAAATATCCTTATGAAACCAACATTAAATGAAAAGTTCCTTGCCTACTTAGCCTTATTCAGCGGATTGTTCTTATCCTTAGTCGCAGAATACTACAGTATTCTCGGCCTAACTTCTATCTTCTCCGCCGCAGTTATTCCCGTCGTTGTTATGGGTATTGCACTTGGCCTAGGTAAGATATCAGCAACGCTATGGCTCAAACAAAACTGGAGTATTGCTCCGTGGTCAATGCGGATCTATCTATTCACTGCTATCATAGTTCTTATGATAGTAACCAGTATGGGTATCTTTGGCTTCTTAAGCAAAGCACACAGTGACCAAAGTTTAGTATCGGGTGATGTACTAGCAAAAATATCTGTCTATGATGAAAAAATTAAAACTGAAAAAGAGAATATCGAAGCGAACCGTAAGGCGCTTAAACAAATGGATGAGGC